CGCGGGTCAGTAGGTAACGTGGCAGTTTTCTTCCCCTGGCATCACGATATGTATTGCCCTCAAAATTGAGTGCAATGAATTCTGGGCTTAATCCAGAATTGGATGCAGTGATTCGTCCGATATCACGCAGAACGTTATAATGCTGTTTTTCAAAAGTCGCTGCAACAAACAGGCTGTCGACCCTTGGTACACCTCTCTGATCAGCAAACACGCCAAATTCATCTTCTGGAATCAAAAACTTCATAGCGAATCCCGCCTTTCTTAAAATAAATATCCGAGGAAATTCCCTCTGATAGTGAAAGGACAGGAATCACTATGTTAAGTACCGGGAAATCAATCTTTTTTATAAAATTCGCACTCATACCCATCAGCCCGGAGCAATAGCCCTTCAGCCCACGACGGCGTCCGGCCCATCTGCTTGCAGATGGCGTCGACGCTGGTATCTTTGGGACACTCGATAATCAGTTCATCATGGACATGGCCGACGATGTCGCAGCACCGCAGCGTCTGCATGGCATAGCAGAGGATGTCCCGGCTGATGCCCTGGACGATGTTCTCCACGAACTTCGGGCCATAGCTTTCGAGCCGTTCCCACTTCTTCGTTGCGCCGATGCCTTCATAGGTGACGGATTCCCCACCGAAGCGGTTCTCGCCTATCCGGGGCTTTACGTAGGAAAGCCGCCGTCCACTGGGGAGCTGTATGAACAGCATGCCGCTCTGATACAGAAAGCGGATGCAGCCAGTCCGCATGGGGATACGTTCCTTGATGGCTGTCTTCACGGCGGCGTCCACCTGCCACCAGAAATCGACGATGTGCAGATTGGCCGACCGCCAGGACTGCACCAGAGGATACAGCTCATCTTCCGAAAGTCCCATGTCCAGGGCACCCATGGCCTTCAGCGCTCCTACGGAGCCGCCATAGCCAAGGGCCAGTTCTGCGATTTTCCCTTTCTGCCTGAGATGCCCGTTGACACCATGCTTTTCCACGGGAACGCCGAACATGGAGCTGGCCGAGGCGCAGTAAATGTCGCCGTTCCTGGCAAAGACATCCGAACGCCATGTTTCTCCTGCCAGCCATGAAAGCACCCTGGCTTCAATGGCCGAAAAGTCAGATACCACAAACTTCAGCCCCTGCCGTGGTACAAAGGCGGTGCGAATGAGCTGGGAAAGGACATCGGGGATGGAATCATACAGGAGTTCCAGGGCTTCATAATTTCCCTGGCGTACCAGTTCCCTGGCTTCCGAGAGGTCCGGCAGATGATTCTGGGGCAGATTCTGCAGCTGGATGTGCCGGCCGGCAAACCGCCCGGTCCGGTTGGCTCCATAGAATTGGAACATGCCTCTGGCCCGGCTATCCTCGCAGGCCGTCATTTCCATGGCCTGGTATTTTTTGACCGAGGATTTGGCCAGCTTCTGCCGGAGCAGCAGTACACTGCGCAGCGGTTCTTCTGCCGTCTTCAGCAGTTCCTGCACCTGCTTCTTTCCCAAAGAATCGGTCTTCATCCCATGCTGTTCCAGCCAGCCGATCATCTGGATAACGGAGTTCGGATTCTCCAGGCCCGTCTTTCCCTTCAGTACAGCCATCAGGCTGTCCCGGCTGCGGGCATCGATGACGATGGCATTTTCAGCCAGCGTCCGGTCAATGGCGATGCCCCGGTCGTTGATTTCCTGGTCGAGATGATATTCATCCCATATCGGTTCCGGTACGGGATACTTCTTCAGCCGCTCTTGGATAGCCATTTCCACTTCCACATCCCGTTTGTTGTAGGACTTGAACAAGATCCATTTGTCTAAATCATGCTGAGGAAGGTTCCTCGTCCTGCCGCCGTTCGACTTGGTTTCCTTGCAGGGAACACAGAAATAGCGGATCAGGTCTTTGCCTTCCTTCATCTTCTGGCTGTCCAGCCTCAGCACGGCCCCCACGCCTTCCAGAGAAAGGGGCAGCCCCATGTAAGCCGACCAGATCATGGAACATTTCCATCCTGCCGAATTGAGGAATCTGGCACAATCCCGGGAAAGCGGATGATGGTCATGGAACGGATCCAGGCTCATCCCCAGGTCACGCAGATACCGTGACAGGCAGACCCGTTCGAAGCTGGCATTGAACGCCCACTTGGTAACGGATTCATCGGTCAGGGCATCCAGGATAGCATCCGGGATGCGCTCTCCCTGCGTCAAGTCAACGACCTGTACCTCGCCGCCGTCCACAGCATACCCGAAGAGGAGGATTTCAAAGGCTGGCGATTCTGCGTATTTGTACACGCCGCATTTCGCCAGATTGACATCGCTGAATGTCTCAATATCGATACTGATTGTTTTCATACTCTTCACCTCGAAAAAGCGGCGAGGCACAAGGCCCCGCCGCCGCTATTCACTACTACTTGTTCCGGAAGGATTCCATCTGCTTGCGATGATATTCTTCTTCCCGGTGCCGGGCCATTTCTTCATCCCGCTGGTCTTTTTTGATATCCGTATAAATCATAGACACGAAGAATCCACAAGCGCACAGCGCAAGCAGGCAGTACAGGCACTCCAGAATCAGCTTCATTAGTGTTTCCATCATCACGCCTCCTTATGCCAGGAAATCATCATCGTCAGCTGTAGCAAAATCATCTTCTGCACGGGATTTGCCACCGAGGGGTTCGCCATCACGGATTTTCTGCAGATTGTTCAGTCCGCAGGCAATGCCTTTATTGCCGTTGCTGTTAAATGCATAGAAGTTGATGGACGCACGGCCATAGACGCCGGAGTATACTTCAGAGCGTTCCAGGATATGCTGGCAGTCGGCATCGACGATGCCCGGCTTGGTCGCCGAGTTGGCATTGACGAAGAAGCTGTCTTTATAGGCATCATCGCCCGGGCGTTCCAGGTCACCGTCACGGAGCGGCGTCTTGATGGCTTCGAGAGCCGGTACAGCGCGGCCATTGCCCTTGAGCTTGCTTTCGCCTTCTTCGTAGGCAGCCTTGATGGCGGCGCGGATTTTTTCTACGGTCTTCGTATCCGACTTGGGGATGATCAGGCTGACGCTGTACTTTGGCGTACCGCCATTGATGGACTTCGGTTCCCAGACGTTGGCATAAGACCATCTGGTGTTGACTCCGGTAATCACTTTGCACGGATTGACATAATGCTTGGACATAACAAGTTCCTCCTTATTTTTCATCATTGAATTCATCTGCCGCGGTGTACATGGCCGGACGCTTATCCGATGCCGGCACCAGGACTGGCTTGCCCTGCGGCTTTTCCACTAAATCTGACAGCAGTTCTTCGAACCGCTTCTTGCCGAGCTGTTTCGTCATCGCCGTGATGCCGAGCAGCTTCTTTTCATACGGGTTGAACCCTGCCTTTTCTACAGCTTCTGCTACCGCTTCTTCATTTACGTAGCGGCGGTTCGACCGGCCTTCGACCAGTTTCCATCCGTCCCACTGCTTGCCGGAAAGAGCCTGCTGCAAAGCATATTCCTTGACATCCCCGGCCCAGTTCACCAGTTCATCGGCCCTCTCCAGGACGGCTTCGATTTCTTCATCCTGCAGCGTGGACGGGACGGCGAAATCATACCGGGCCAGTTCCAGATTGTACTCGGCCCGCTTGCGGCAGGTTGCCTTGATCTTGCAGAAGCGGCAGTGGTCACCGGCTTTATATTCGCCCTCACCTTTCGCCGCCAGTTCTGCCGCAGGCTTCAGCACCGTTTCGGCCCACTGGAGCAGTTCTTCCTTGCTCATGGTGCAGGTGCTGACGTTGTCCCGGCGGGGCTGGAAGATCGTCATGGACACCTGGCGGATATCATAGATGCCATCAAACAGGTTCAGCGCACCGAGGGCATAGCACATCATCTGCGGATTCTTCTCGGAATCCACCAGGACTCCCAAGCCATGCTTGTAATCGATGACTGTCAGGGTATCGTCGGCTACGATGAGGCAGTCGCCTGTTCCAAACCCGCCTGGCACCCACTGGGAAAAGTCCAGCCGCTGTTCGATCATGATCAGCGGGTCCTTGCAGGATGCTTTGGCTGTGGCCAGGCATTCCATGACAAACTGCGCGTATTCATCAGTGCATTCCGCCATCTCCTCATCAAAGAACGTGAGTCCCTTCGTCGGGTCTTCCAGTTTCTGGCCCAAGGCCGTCTTCACCTTGAATTCACAGAGCGTATGGGCATCCGTCCCCTGCCGGGCGAATTCACTGGAGGTATCCGGCAGCTTGGCACATTCCTTTGCAGATGGTGGGCAGGCCAGCCAGCGGTAGCAGGAAGATGCGGACAGCACCGCGTGTTTATCCGGCATGTCCAATCACCTCCAGTTCCTTCAGGAAGGCTTCGTACTGCGCCGCATCAATGCCGGAGAGCTTGTCCGCCCCGTACTTCTGAATAAGGCTGCGGACTTCTTCCGTGAATCCCTTGCGGGCCTTGTCGGCAGCGACTTTGCGGACATCTTCCAGTGCCAGCGGCTTTTCCGCTTTTTTTGATTTCGCTTCCGAAGCTGTCGGATTATCTTCTTTCACCGCCATGACTTCGGAAATCTTCAGCAGCGCCTTGCCGCAATCGCCCAGGGCTGCTGCCAGTTTCTGCAGTTCATCGTTTTTCATGTGGATTGACTCCTTTCACATGTCTTTGCATTGATAAGAGATAGATGTTCCTGGCAATACTGCGGGTCGTGACGCTGATGGACATCAGCACCGCCGCCAGTTCCCGGTCCAGCTTTTGCTGCTGAGCCAGTTTTTCAGGTGTCTGTGTGTACATCATCTTGAGTTCCTCCTTCCTGAATGGCTTCTTCGTTCGCCCTTCACCAGTAATAGGACAGCCGCGTCATCGTTAAGTACCGATTCCGAAAAAAATCCGGCCACATTTTTTGTGACCGGATCTTTTTCTTCTTAACGGAAGTCTTTGAGATGTTCCTTCAGGAGTGCATACAGCTTGTGTTTGCGCTTATTCACCGCTTTCTGGCTCAAGCCGACGGCCTTCCCGGTTGCCGCTTCGCTGGCACCGTCGGCAATCATCAGTAAGATGGTCCGGTCGATATCCTGCAAGGCCGCCAGTTCATGGCGCAGTGCTGCCAGCAACTCTTTCTTCACGACTTCTTCCTCTAAGTTGAAGTCATCAGGCACCTCCAGCTCGTAGTCATCCCGCACTTTGTCCGCCGATACTTCATCGGCACCATGCCGCTGCTGGCGCTTATCTTCCCGCCAGAGCGGACGCATGTATTCACGATACTGTTCTTCAGTTGCCGGAATCAGGACAGTACGAACCTTACGGCAGCCGATTTTTGACCAGCGGACTTCACAGTCCTTGTATTCCTCGGTGATGACGGTTTCTGGAGTGCGTTCCAGAGGAATGTAGTATTGCTTCTGTTTGTTTGTCTGTAGATTGGCCATGCGCGATCTCCTTCGCATAATGCGAAGCGAGAATCCACGCAGGCAGCCTGTCGAAATTGACCATAAGATGCATCCTCGCTTCTATGGCCAACCATCCCAGTAGGCTGACGTGATTAACTTTCCAGACCGTCTCTCGGCTCTGGGCACACCCGCGTCCGGGAGTGAACGTTGAGACGGAAATTTCATTCAAATGTCTTTATAAGCTCATCTATTTCCCCAAGGTATGATAAAATATAAGTAATTCATGGTGTTTCCTTGGTTGTCCAGATGCTTGCTCATTGGTTCTGCCTTAATTCTAGCAATTCCCTCTCGTCAAAAATCGGACTGGATGGACAGCCTCGGACAATTTCGGACAGCATCAATCGGTTAAAGGGAGGTATATGATTTGAACTTTTCAGAATTTGCAACCGGGTTGTTTCCTTTTTGCTCTGGTCACCTAGGCAAAGAACAATACTTTAATGAAATTATTGGAAATTTTATTCAGGATTCCGCCATGGATTCATGTCCGATTCTTGAGAAGAAGCCTGACACTAAATATCGTTATTTAAGCGGCAAACGTGTTATTCCACTTAAAGAGGCTAAATACATTTATAATCATCGTGATAAGAAAAAATTTTCCCAATGGATTGCAACTCAAACCGATGAATTTGATTCATATGACGGTGTAGTAGGCTGGTTAAAAAGCAATGGTATAAATGATACTTATGCAGACGATGCTTGTGCCGATTTATTCGAGCAGATTTTATGTGATATTGTTTCTTCATCAAAAAATAAGCGCTCTCTTAAACCACCAATATCAAAGCTATTATCAGGCAGAGACTTAGAGCATCTTGATAAATTTATGAACGATTTTAACGAAATTCTGAAATTTTGTATTAGCACAGATCCTACAATTGAACCTATGCCACTTGAACTTCCAACACAATTCGATATGTTATATGAAATGTGGAAATATAGAGATACCGATTTTAAAAATGCGAAGCTCAATTCACTAAAATATGATATTATTAATAATCTCTACGATTATTTTTCTTATTGGGGACTTTTGATGTCATATGATACAGTTAGCGGCTATTGTGTATATAAAAAGCCACTTTATCCAAGAAGTGAAGAAGTTAAAAAATCCCATCAAAAAAAGATGCTTGCTTTTAGAAAGATATTTGCTAATTTGCATGAAAATCTATGTGAATTCGTTAATAATGCCGATTTGCCGATACAATAAAAAAAGAGCTATCTACATGACCTTTCAGTCAATATAGATAGCTCCATTTTACAGTTCCGCATAAAACACATCGGGCTATTGAGGTAACTTCTACTTTATCTTAGTAAGCTTATATCTTTTGCTGCATCCACCTGGGATACAACATCTTCCCAAGGGATCTGCACAAGTTTTCTTTGACTAGTCTTAATTTCGAGTATGACTTTATCTCCTTCAACGATAGCATCAAAAACTCGTTGTCCATTAAGGGGAGTGTAAAATAGTTTGTGTAAATCGGTATTGCATGAATCTACTTTATGCCCCATACTGGGGTAAACAAAGATAAGGACGGTAACAGAATGGCAAAGTGTAAAACTCCACCAACTACCCCAGGCGAGCAGATTGCTCAGCAAATCCTCAACAACTACGACATCAAGAGCGCGGAAGACGTACAGGACGTCCTGAAGCAGATTTTTGGCCCCATTTTTGAGTCCATGCTCAAAGGTGAGATGGAAAATCATCTCGGCCATAAGAAGCATGAGCGCTCCGAAGACGGTGACAATGTCCGGAACGGCTATTCATCCAAGACGCTCAAGACCTCTCTGGGCGAGGTTCCTATCCGCGTCCCTAGGGATCGCCAGAGTACGTTTGAACCGCAGATCATCAAGAAGCACCAGCGCGACGTTTCGTCCATCGAGGGCAAGGTACTGGCGATGTATGCCCGTGGCATGAGCCAACGCGACATCGCTGCAACCATCGAAGACATCTACGGCTTCCAGATGTCACATGAACAGATCTCCACCATCACAGGCTGCGTCATGGAAGAGGTCGAGGCATGGCGGAATCGTCCGCTCCAGTCGTTCTATCCATTTGCTTTCGTCGACTGCATCTACGTATCGCTGCGCACGGAGTATGGCGTCCAGCAGGTGGCCGTCTATGTCATGCTTGCCTATGACGTCAACGGCTGCAAGGATGTCCTTGGCCTCTGGATCAACGAGACGGAGAGCAAGCATGCCTGGATGCAGATCTTCGACGAGCTGCGGGCTCGCGGCGTTAAGGATCTTGGCATCCTGTCCATGGATGGCGTGAGCGGATTGGAGGAAGGCGCCAAGGCTGTATTCCCGCATGCCACGGTTCAGCGCTGCATCGTACACCTCATCCGCAATTCCATCCGCTACATCCCACGCAAGCAGTGGAGTGCATTCACGAAGCAGCTGAAGCTCATCTATGGTGCCATCAACGTCAAGCAGGCCCGTCAGGAATTCGAGAAGTTCAAGACCGACTGGCAGGCTTATCCAGGCGCGGTCAGCGTATGGGAAAACAATTTCTCACACGTCGAGCAGCTCTATAACTATGGCAGTGCCGTGCGCAAGATCATGTACACGACCAATGCCATCGAGAGCGTCAACTCTAGCTTCCGCAAGGTGACCAAGAAAGGCGCTTTCCCCAACGAGGATGCAGTCTTCAAGATTTTCTACCTACGCATCCAAGAGCTCTATAAAAAATGGAAGGGTCGTCACGTCGCAAACTGGGCGATGGTCCGGAACCAGCTGCTCATGGACGACAGGATGTCTCAGCTTATGCAGCAATACGATGTTGCTTATTGAATCGATTTACACAAAACTCTTGACACACCCCCATTAAGAGTTGTATCGTGCAAATTTCTAATCTGTTTCCTAATTTTCACCATATACACTGCCTCCTCTTTTAAAATGGAATTTCTTCATCAAACTGTTGTGGCGGATCATCCTCATTTTCACCTTTCATGAAAGAATCAATGATATACCTGAATTCCTGCTTTACTTTTGGATGCTTTGTATTTTCAGCCACTGCTGCATAAAGGTTGTTAATGAACTCTGCCAGTTTGGAATCGCCATGATCACTGCACAGATATTGCGGTTCTTGTCCCGGTATGCTCATCCATATCTCTTTTGCAAAGACCTCCGAGTCATTGGTACGATACACACTCTTAGAAATATTCATGAGGTGCAAGTAGGCTCCATTCTTTAACCTCAATTCGAAACAATCCCCATGAATCGAAGTATGAACACCGAACGAATTTGAAACAAATACGACTCTTGAAACCTCTTCCGGGTACTCGCTCTCTCCCTCTTCATAGAAACGATGAAAATCAAATAATGGATGATTTGTAATACCATTCTGATCCGTTTCCATGTTGTTTAAACTTTCTGCCGAAACTCTTTCCCAGGCTAACAAATCATGAACTGTATCATGTTCCAACTTTTTCAAAAATGATATTAAATATCGTTCCGTCGGTGTGAGCGAAGATATATCCACTTTCAAAAGAGTATCGATACTAACATGGAGTACTTTTGCTATATTCATAATGAAATCAATACCTGGCCGACTTCCACCGTCCTTGCTAGTTCTAGATATATATCCGGCGCTGACACCTGCATCACTTTCAACCTCACCAATTTTCCGGTTCTCACTTTTTATTAAGAAGTCAACATTGTCAAACAGTACCTTAGGATTGAACTGTTCCGTCATATCTATCATTCCTCCTTTGATTATATGTAAATAATATCATGTTTTTACCTATACGTCAATATTTTAAAAAAGTTGATTTATAGGCCAATTATTCCGCAGTTCTGGTATCTTATTGAACTTAAGGATTTTCCCAGCGGTCATCCTCTACGGCAGTAACGATAAAAAGCTATCGTTACTGCCGTATTCTTATTGCCGTCTTTTTCTTCGCCTTTGCCTTAAGGCCACTCCCCTATTTCCAGGCACAAAAAATGCCGGCCTTCTGCCGACGTTTGCCAAGCCCCCGCTATATATGGACTTTTTCGCTATGCACACCGTTCCCAATATTGTATCAATCCCAAGCATCTTTGCTCCAACCCTACCACGTAATTGATACAATGCAACGATGGTCTGGATTTTGAACACCCCCGTGTGCAAAATAGCTAATATAATTTTAATTTTCTAACTTTCTCCTCTCCAAAACACTTATAAACCCACACTCTATCGGCACTCTGAGTTTCGTCAAATCGTAGGGACAAATTCTATTTAGCAGGACAACCATTGCTACTTTTTACCTGAATTCAATCCAAATTCCCACTAAAAACACAATTTTTCTCCAAATGCAAAAAACCTTGAAAACAGCTTAAATGTCAGCGTTTTCAAGGCTTTCGTCATATCTATTACCGTACCAACGATGGTGACTTGGATGTTTTGGTGAGAACAGAGTGGGATAAAATGTTACCGTGTTCAAAGTTGAAATTCTAGTGTGCCATAGTCGTTATTATTGACCCATAGCAGTTTTGACAGACTCATAATCCCAATAATGCTTGCCATCTTTCATTTTTTGCATCACAGTATGCGTACCATAATTCTTAATAGCGTCTGGGCATTTTCTCTTGTCAACAGTTGCGGCATTATAAAGAACAACAAGTTTAATGTCATTGCGATCCCTAACTGCCTTTTTACATTCGTATTCAAGGAAACTGTCATTGCTAATGGTGTGGCCCTTTTTACACTTGCCATTGTCGTAATGTTCGCAATATGTACATTCGCCAGCCTTACGGCTCCTTGTGCCGTTCCCAACGATTAGAACGAATGTCTTGGAAGCATCCATCCTTGCCGCAAGAGACTCCTTAATACTACAATTGAGGCTAGAATCCCGTGCTTGAGTTAGATCGTGTGCGTCTGTAAAAGACAAGCTCCATTTATTGCTATCATTCCATGTGTGCATCTGATCGATAGCGTTTTTGTCGCCATCCCAGTCTGCCGCGATATAAGTTCTTGTTCTATTAGCCATAATTCTTCTCCCTTCAATTCATATAGATTGTTCTAATAATGTTTGATGCCACATCAAGTATGAGAAGTATCTCATGTCTCAAGATCTTTCAGTTTTTGCAGGTTTATCTTTTCACTCTTTTTCTCCCAGACAACAATCTTGACCTTGGACGGATATGTAAATTTGATTCTGCTTAATTTGAATGTCCAGATGATAAGCTCTAGCAACTCTTGGTCGGATACGTTTTCGTAATCCCTAAAACGGGTAATCCCAGAGCCTAATACTGGTAGTGCTAGAATTCTTCCAGCATATACTCTGTCTACCTCATTCCAAAATGTAAGCAGGCAGCTAATGTAGTCAGATATCTCAAGGAAAGCCTTGTTGTTCACATCAAAGCGCGATAGTGCAATCAGCAGATATTCTTCTGCCATGCAGACGGCTCCAAGCTTGTACTTAGTTTTTTTGCCCGCCGGTCGCGTAGAGTTTTCGCCTGCGATCATCACTGGCAAATGTTCATCTGAAGCAATGATGCCGTCTAGGATATCCACCCGGCCACTGTAAAACTTTTCGATAAACTGTCCGTGCAAAGAGGTCTTTGAAATGACTTTATTGTCTACCTGTGTATCAAAATACTCGTTAAAAGAGATAGCTTTGAGTTCTGCCGTATCCTCAAAGATGTCGCCAAAATACACCTCGACTTCAGAAGTATTTATCTTAAGCTGAATGCTCCGTCGTACATTTACGTAATATAAGATTCCGATGTAAACGAGGACGATCGCACCAAAAGCCACCACACCCGCGACTAGCTTGTTCTTATCATCTATGCCGACAAACAGAAATACAATCGATGTGATTACGCTTATCGCGCTAAGAAAAGCGTAGAATTTGTTTAGCACTCTCTTATCAAAGGGCGATACTTTCATTCAACAAGCCCCCAGTCAACATATGATTGGCGGTTGTAATAGTTCTTTCCATTAGACAGATGCTCGCCATTTACATAAAAGCGAGAAATAGCATTTATGATGGGATTTTTAGCAAAAGCAATATGAATCGCTTCCACATCTTTATTATTAATACGGTCCGAAAGTGCCTTTGGCCACATGCCACTGAGCGCATCTACATTACAGATTGCCGAGTATCCAGGGTATGCGATAATAAGAGGGATCTCGTATGTATCGATAGCTTGCTCGATTTCATAGGAAAGGACACTGCCTGTTTTGCGGGTATCCGTCGTGAGAATGACAAGCATATTCTTGGAACCACGAAACCTTTCTTGAATGCGAGAATAGAGTGTTGCCCGTAAGCTTGTGTCGCGCACGGCAGCTGTCTTTTCGTGGCTGTTAGTTAATTTAAATTCAATATTGTCGTTTCCATTCCATGCTTGGAGAGTTGCATAGTATCTGAAGTCTGATTTCGTGGGGTCGGTTTGACCTAATCCATCAAATGCAACATAGGTTCCTGTTCGATTTGGCATAACATGTTCGCTCCTTACCCACAGCTGTGCTGCGTTTATTTTTCAACCTCTCGAACCCCTTCTTGATACCTGTGCCATCAGTTCTCGGCGTTTGTTTAAGACAATTAAAGGGGGCCGCATTTTCCCAACCAGTACATTTCGTAAATGGCAGGTTTGCCCGCCGATAAAACTTTTTCCAGTTGATTTTTCATATACTCCGCCGTCTGGTATCCAGTATATCTATAGTAAACAATCTTCGACAGATTGTACCCATATTTTAGTTATTTTTTATCGGGTAAAGAATACTATCCTTAAATACTCCATCTCCCCAAATTTCTCTTTCAGATAATGATGTTTCAATTAATTCAATCAATTGATTATTGATTATTACCATTGCACAGCGGTAACCAAAAAATGGTTGGTAAAGAGGCATAACAATTTCTTTATCTTGTAATACAGATATAATATCGCTGACTTTAAAAGCAACGTGAGTTTCTGTCTGAACTCGACTATCTAATGGAGAATGTTTTCCAAATGCATGTAATTCAATTGGAATAGATAAGTCATTTTGCATATCTAATGAATACATATCGAATAAAGGACTATATTTAGTATCTTTATTATCTTTTATACTTTCTAACGAAACAGGCTTTCCTATATGATGAAATGTTATTTTAATTTTTTTTGTCATATAAGCGCTCTCCTATATAATATTTTGACAACACAAAACATTTTTCAGCTATTATATCCAACTCACACACTCATGAACCCATTATCCAATTCACTGTCTAAACTATCAAAAAACAGCTTTCGTCGATATGTTCCCATGGAATGATAGAACTCCGATTTTAAATTTCTCATTTTTAATATCAAAAATTTATTTTAATTTCGTTTTATGTTTTCTTTTCCCACCCCTACCATGTAATTAATATAATACAACAATAATCCGGATTTTGCACGCCCCCGTGTGCAAAATAGGGTACATGCCATTTTCTATTGTACTTTATGTGCATAAATATAACGAAATACTTATTTAAATTTTTTACTTAATGCGTGAGTCAATACTGCCAAGTTCTCAATTATATTAACACGATGCGTATATGAAATTCCACTAAACGCCTCAATTTCTGCTAATTTTAATTTTTCAAGAATAGGTATTGCAAAACAATTTCCCTTTTCAGTAAATGTAATAATCTTATTTCTACGATCTTCAGCCTTTATTTCTTTTTCGATATATCCTTGTTTCTCCAATTTGGACAATATTTGAGAAACTGTTTGTTTGGGTAAAAACAATTTATTGCATATTTGATTTTGTGTGCAGTATGGTACTGAATTTTTTATTACGTATAAAACGAATAACATAGTATCGTCTATGCTATGTCTTTTCGCCCAGTCATGATATATACTATTCATTTTAAACCATGAATCATAGTAGCTATCTATCTGTTCAATAATTTTCTCTTTATTATCCATATTTTATTCGACCTCACTTTACATCTTAATACATCAATACCCCATTCGGCTCAAATTTACTCCTATAACGCCTACCACTATGAAAAATATAGATACTACTTTAAGTACGGTAACTGCCTCATGAAAAAATACAATTCCGATTATTGCTATTACTGTAATTCCGGTTGCTCCCCATATAGCATATGCCACACCCATATCTATCTTTTTCAATGCCAAAGAGAAAAAATAAAAGCACATAATGTATCCTGAAAATGTTCCTATAGTGGGTAATAATTTGGTAAAACCATCCGATATTTTCATCAGAGTCGTTGCTATAATTTCTAAAATAACTGCAGAAAACAAAAAAATCCATTCCATAATAATGTCCTTTCTACACTAATATTAGTCCGTTATAGGACTAATATTAGTGTAGACTACTATCGTTTTTTTGTCAAGAGATTAGTACTTTACTGTTAAAATATTACCATAAGATAAGTAACTTTCAAGAAAATCTATAAAGCCATTTTGCCATTACAGCATCTTTTACAAGCGTATTTCCGTTCCATCCTTAAATATCACTCGAATATCATTTTTACTGTAAACCGTAATGTAATCGACCAGGCTGCACCACAGCCGTTTATCAAATTCTTCTATCAGGTTCTGGCCCTTAAGATTATCAATGAAGATTCCCAATTGCTCATTTCGCGACCGATTGTCTTTTATTCTTGCAGTAACCGTTTCGTATTGTTCCTTTGTCCGGTCATATCGGCTGACGAGACTGTTGTAGCGTTCCTGATATTCCATCTGGTCTTGGGAAACCCGTGCATTTTCAGCAATACAATTTTCTGTCATATCTGTAAGTGTTATCAGGTCCTGATTCAGCCGATCCTGCTCGCTTTCAAGATTTGCCGTATCACACAGTTGTTCCCGTATTAGTTGTATATTGGAAATGATTTCATTCTTATTCCCCATCAATTTATTCACGGCTTTAACAAAAACAGCTTTGATATCTTCTTCGGTAAGGTGCGGCGTTTTGCAATGATGCTTGAATTTATCATTGCAGCGGTAGATAGTCCTGCGGTATTTATCGTTGGAATGCCAAACTTTGGCTCCATACCAGCTGCCGCAGTCACCACATTTTATCTTCGACGAAAAAATACTGACCCCGCTGTGCCGCTTGCCGCCATGCCCACGTTTTTTTATTTCTTCCTGCACCAAGTCAAATACCTGCGGACTGATGATTGCTTCATGATCATTTTCCACATAGTACTGTGGCACCTCGCCATGATTTGCTTTTGTTTTCTTGGTCAGGAAATCCACCGTATAGCGTTTCTGGAGAAGCGCATCTCCTTTATACTTCTCATTCGTAAGAATACTTCTGACAGTGCTTGGGCTCCATACATCACACCCTGCAGGAGTTTTAATACTCCGTTCCGTCAAATCACCGGCAATGGAGTGAAAAGTATATCCGCTAAGATATAGCCTGTAAATCAGTTTCACGGTCCTTGCCTGTTCTCTGTTCACGACCAGATTGCCGTCCGGCCCACGGTCATATCCTAGGAAATGGCTAAATCCCACGCTGACCTTGCCATCAGCGAACCGTTTCCGATGCCCCCATGTAACGTTTTCCGAGATGCTCCGGCTTTCTTCCTGTGCCAGGGAACTCATAATGGTGATGAGTAGTTCGCCCTTGGCGTCAAGCGTCCAGATGTTTTCTTTCTCAAAATATATCTCGATGCCCTTGTCCTTGAGCTTGCGTACCGTCGTCAGACTGTCTACCGTATTTCTGGCGAAGCGGCTGACAGACTTCGTGACGATGAGGTCAATTTTCCCGTCCAGGGCATCCTTGACCATTCGCTTAAATCCATCGCGGTGACGGGTATTGGTAGCTGAGATGCCTTCATCCGTATAGATGCCGACGAATTCCCAGTCGTCCCGCCCCTTAATATAATGAGTATAATAGTCTACCTGCGCTTTATAGCTGGTGACCTGGTCATCATGGTCTGTTGATACGCGAGCATAGCCGGCGACCCGTCGTTTTTGTTGAGTATCAAGCGGCTTTGCTTTAAAGTTTCGAATCGTTGCTGGTATTCTTTGAACTACCCTCATAGTAAATACACTCCTTCAGTATGACCGTCCAGGAATCTGAACAACAGGCTTCCGTTCTCCTGAATCTCGATATCTTTTATTTTGGTTTTGAACACTTCCGCATCAAATTCGGGAATCCCAAGGATGGATGCTGCTGTCTTTTTCAAGGTATCCTCCTTGATACCTGTTCTGTGTATACATTTATGTCTGCCTCGAACCCGCCAGTATGGGACAGCCCCGTCCTTACGCTTATCCAAGGTGCGGATGAACGTTACCCCGCATCTTGGACACCGGATACGTCCTGAGAAAACCGTAAAGCGGCCAGCTCCACCGTCCTGTCGGTATCGCGTCATCCAATTTCTCTGCTTTTTCTTCAATTCTTCAGTCCAGCAGTCCTTCAATGCTGTAGATTCCCAATTCATTTCTATTACCCGGCCATCGGTCATATAGAATATTAGCTTTTTATAAGCCGGAACCACAATCTTTGCCACCTTTTGCAGGAATTCCTGTTCTTCGAAGTCTTCAGTCCCAAGGACGGATGCACAGGCTTCCTTTAACGCTGGCTCTGGGATAGAACCGTGAGCGCCACAGTTCGTTCCTTTGCCCTTGTGCGATTCACAAGCCCAGTATTCACTGACCTTTCCTTTATATCTGCGGACAACATGCGTATAGCTTTTCCCACAGATTCCGCATTTGATTACGCCGGTAAAGCAGCAGGTATTCAGAAACTTTCTGGCATAACCGCCCTTTTGGAGACCATCCTGTTTGCGCCGCGCCATCTCCACCTGAACCTGTTCAAACACGTCGGGCTCTATAATCGCCTCATGATGATGTTCCACCACGTATTTATCTTTTGCGCCATGATTATATATCTGATGCTTATTAATTGGATCAACCACAAATGTTTTCTGAATTTCGAGAAGACCAGTATAGACAGGATTCGTGAGAATCTGCCGGATGCTGGCGTCTTTGAAGAAATTTCCATACATGGTACGGATACCTTCCTCTTTAAGTTCCCGTACGATATCTTTTCTGGTCTTGCCGCTCAGATAATCCTCGAAGATTCTTTGAACCACTTTTGCTTCATACGGATCGGTAACCAGATTATTGCCTTCCCAACGATAGCCATAAACAAAGAACTTGGCATGCGGGATGCCCTGTTCAAATTTCTTTTTGAATCGCCATTTGATATTGTCACTGATAGAACGGCTTTCTTCCTGGGCAAAGGATGCCAGGATAGTCAGCATCAGTTCTCCTTCACCGCTCAGAGTATGGATATTTTCCTTTTCGAACCACACTTCAACGCCAATCTCTTTCAAATGGCGTACCGTGCACAGAAGATCCAGAGTATTGCGGGCGAAACGCTGAATAGACTTGGTCAAGATAATATCTATCTTCCCAGCTTCGGCATCTTCCAGCATCCGCTGGAATTCCTGCCGCTTCTTTATCCTCGTCCCGGAAATCCCGTAGTCGGCATATACTCCTGCGTATTCCCACTCCGGGTTCTTCTGTATAAGGCTGCTGTAATAGCTGACCTGTGCCGATAGGGAATGATGCATCCGTTCTGAGTCCACGGATACGCGGGCATAGGCTGCGACTTTTTTGCGCTGTCTTAAATTTGGTATGCTTCGTTCAATCTTACGGATAGTCCGCATAGAATCAGCTCCTTTCGACACTATATATCACTCTGTTTGATACAATTATCAAGTGTATAAGTCCCCGGAAAAAGGCTGATAGCGACAGATCATCTCCTGCACGAAGTCCCGGTACTCCTTCCCGGTGATGAGCTTTTCGGCCAGCATCCGCCTTGCCAGATGCATCACCACCTGGAAGGCTGTTTCATTCTGAAACGACCTCTTATCCATGGCGGACACCTCCGAACCGATAAGCAATATAGCAGGCGTGGGAGCAGAACTTCCGATGGCTGTTGCCGTAGACCATGAATTCCTTCCCGCAAGCCGGACAGGTATATGTGTAGACTGCCTTCCGCTTCACCAGCTCCAGATGTGCGTTCCACCACTTATTCCGGCAGTCATCGCAGCAGAACCTTTTCCGCTTCCGTCCCGGATTCTGTTCAATCGGCTTTCCGCACTGCTCGCAAACTGAGGCTTCCGACTTCGCCACCAGGCTGTGCCGCCGACAGAATGACTTCACCGTGTTGATGGAAAGCTGGAGCTGTGCCGCTATCCTGCCATATCCTGCCCCATCCCGGCGCAGGGCAATAATCTGTTGTTTCTGTTCGTCCGTCATGATGGACACCTCCTGAAATTTTGGTCTTCAGGAGTAATAGGACAGAACGGCTATCGTTAAGTACTATGAAGGAAAAAAATACGGATGCCCGTGATGAGCATCCGCTTATTGCAAGTGATATTCAGTTATTGTCCACAGTATTCGCAGATCATGTCTACGCATTTCTGCAAGTCTTTCTTGATGTCACTCTCCCAGAACCGCAGGACAAGCCAGCCCCTATCAGTCAGTTCGTCATTGACTTCCTTGTCTCTCTCAACATTCCGCTTCAGCTTCTTCTGCCAGTATTCCTTATTGGAACCAATCTGTTCTCCCGGGTGCTCCTGATGCCCTTTGGCATGCCAGAAATCACCATCAACAAAAACAGCGATGTGGTACCGGGTGATGGCAATGTCCGGGGAACCTGGAAGCATCTTGTAATTCTTTCGGTAGCGCAAGCCCCAGTGCCAGAGCGCTTTGCGAAGAAGGAGTTCCGGCTTAGTGTTCTTGGCCCGTATATGGCTCATGTTCTTATGACGCTGCTCTTTAGTCAAGATATCCATACTGAATCATCTCAAATCCAGACGTTCAATATCCATTTGTCTGTTAGCCAGGTAATAACTATATATCTTGGTAGCGGGTACCTGCCGGACTTGAATATCCTCAAGATGTAAATTTTTCAACATCTTTAGTTCTACATGTCCCTTATTAATTACCGTATCCTCTTCTGTAGGCAATATGAAACAGTTTCGGATGCCAGTTATGCCATGCCTGTCAGCAAAGTCCTGATAAGCCAGCTGATATAAATATTGTTTTGTAATCGATTCTATGCCAGGCTGTCCCCTTAATGACTTCTCTTTTTCCATTTGCAGGTTATAGTATTTGGCATCCAAGATAATCATCATTATTTCACTGTCATTATGAATAAATGTGATTAAATCAGGAACAAGCGTATCTTTTGCATTTTTAACATATTCATTATCTTTTGCTACCCATGCAGGCTTTTCAATGACATCAATCAGCTTCTTATTAGGTTTGTACCGGAATTGATCCAACGGCTGTGGCAAAGGAATCGTTTCCAATTGTGATTGCAGCTGATTATTAAATACCTGCCCACACACCTTTTCCCAGACCATATTAAATGCTGTTGTACCAAATATACTGATACCCATCCCCGCATCTTCCATCTTCTGACTTTCTGAGATAAATGAATACATCGTTTTTAACAACATCTGCTTCCTAGTATTGAACTGTACATCCAATTCCTGAAGAATGCGATGAAGAATGAATTCCCTATCTCCAAGGTCATCTATGGTTTCTTCGCTTAAAAGCAGAGGGTCTAACTCAAATAAATCAATAAGCTGCGCTTTTGAAAGCCGGGAGGAACATTCTGTAAGAATTACCCGATGAAGCCTTCTAAAAAAATCATCATCATCGTATGTTACTTTGCGGGTATAGATTTCTGTATAAAAAGGACGGTTTCTTGAAATAATAGGAAATGTTTCATCAATGGTCTTTTGCCATTGAATATCGCCTTCTCCATTTATCTCAAGCACCATTTCTGAATTCGTATATAACCCATATTCATAATAGTCATGAAAGAGGAACAGTATGACCGATAGCAAGTTAAAACTTCGATTATCTCCCTCGCCATTAAACAAACTGACGATTTGCTCCGTTGAATTATTATATTTTTCCAGGACCTTCAGTACTTGGCGCATTGCAGGAAGTACATCCGTCGTATGAAGCAAATACTTGGGATAGATTTTTAAAATGCGATTGCCAAAGACAAGAACACCTACAAAGGTAAAAACATACAAATATGTATCATTATCAGCAGCTTCATCAGCTACTTCAACATCTGCTTCGCTTAAGTCAGACATTTCCTTTTGCTCAGGATTATTCCTTACTGTCTTTAAGACGCTATACGCTTTTAACGCTTTTATGAACTTTTCTACAGTAGTTTCATCAAGACAAAACAAACTTGCCAATTCATTTTTACTGTATCGTCGCTGCTCCCGCAGGAATTGAGATATAATTTCCATAGCTGTCAGTCTTTCTGCTGATCATAATAAGCACTCTTAAAATCATCACCGAAAATCGCCATGCCATGCTTATCAAATTCATCGCAAATAGAAGAGTACATTTTACAGATATCCGATTTGAACAATCTGCTCCTATACTGACGTGCAGCATCCTCAAAAAGATACATGATAACCTTGCTCTTAAATGCCTTTCGAAATGCTTCTTCATCGATAATATGGTTAGCTTCATCTGCTTTTATCGCTTTTTTAGAAAGGAAGAACGGGCCGAGCAACTTGTCTTCATTTACCCTGCATGTATCTAAAAGTTTGGCATTAATTGCTTTTCTTAAACGATTCCAATTGACATTGGTTTCTGGATTATCCTTAACCAGATTTACCGTGCATTTCACTTCTTCCTGTTTAGCATCTATGCTGATATATTCAAAAGTCCATCGACGTTTGAATGCCGTATCCATCGGATAAACGCCCTGATCAGCACTATTCATTGTAGCCCATAGAAACATGTTATTTGGGATTTTAAGAATGGGGTAATACGACGGCTGGCCACCTAATTCTGCTGCTAAATATTTCTTGATATCCTCGCTTGCCTGGATTGCATACTGACTAGTGCCATCTTCTTTGCGATCAAGCAGTTGAAAAATATCACCGAAAACACTTGCTACTCGTGCTCGATTGATTTCTTCTATAATCAAAAGATAGGGCTGCGGATAATCTGTCCGACTGTTTTTCAGGGCATTTACATATATTCTCATAAATGGTCCTGGAACAAATTGGTAAGAGATTTCTCCATTTTCATCAGTAGTTGGCTTATAAGCACCAACAAACTGCGAATAGGTATAATCGGGATGGAAGGTAACGCGTTCGAATTCTCCACCATTTTCTAAAAGTTTATTTTTATCTGTATCAAGTTGCCAGCTTTTGCCAGTACCTGGAGCGCCAAAGATGATACGGTTGCGAGGATAAGACGATTTAAGTTCCGTCGAAAATACAGAATCATCAGAAACATGATATGAATTACTTGTGGAGTCTTCACATATTTTAGAAGGCAAAACCTCTTCATCATGAAGATCGATTTTTTTAGCGGATAACTGTAAAAAAGTATCTACTCTTTTCTGGTATGAACTCAATGCATCATCATAACCATCAGCAATATCAACGTTTCCACTATGATACTTTAGAAATGGATTTAACTTATCATTCAACAATGATTTCAGTATACGTAACGAGCCTTTTGCTTCTTTATCACCATCAATATTCACACTCTGATGTTTTTCAATTAATTTTTCATAGATGCAATTCTGGTTAAAGATGATATCATTTTCTCCATCAACCAACTTAAATACAGCTTCCTCTGATAACGCACATAATAAATGGGTCAATCGTTCTTCACAAGAATGATCTATATTTAAGTCTAAACCAATCCATGAAAGTAATACTCTTAAATAAGTGTTTCGATCACTTTCAATAAGACAATGAATTATATCCGCATTGAGTGTATAGTTTAGTTTCTTTTGATAACGATTACCTCCAGTTCTTTCAACACTAAAGCTTTTATTTGAATCAACAAAGTTGACTCTTGCAATTTTCCATATGAGTTCAAAAGCAACGATTAAAGCTTCTATCTGTGATTTGAAAAGACTGTTTTGATTAACTGTTTCTGTTAATCTATTTAATTCTATGTGATTTTGGTTGCATATATTGGATAAGAAATTAATAAGACGATGATTCAAGTCTGGTGCTACAACAATTTCTTCAACTTTTCCTTGCTTTTGTGAAGCTGAATATATAAGTTCACTGGGATGGTCAGAACACTCCCAAAATAGGATGGCTAGTGCAATAGCGCTCTTAACATGTGGCAAGGATGATTTAATACCTAATTTCAAATCAATATCACTATATGTCGTAATATTATCTGGTCTTATTGCCATTCTTAAAATCCTCCTTTATATCCTTCATTATTACTTCTGCAATTTCTGCCGCTAATAATGGTGGAACCGCATTACCGACCTGTTTCATTTGAGATCCTTTATTTCCTATGAATCTAAACGTATCGGGAAATGACTGAATTCTTGCCGCTTCTCTAACGGTAATAGCCCTATTCAAGAATGGGTGAGTAAATTTACCAGAAGATGGTGTATCAAATCGGGTTGTAATCGTGACAGATATCTCATTTTTTCTCATTCTTGTCCAAGTTCCACTGTATATTGATTTTGTCAAATGCTCTTTAGGCAACACTTCTTTTCCCGCATTGGGAGGAATTAAAGATAAACGTTTCAATGCCAAAGGAGAATGATTTGTTGCAACATGATTGTATAAGACTGATGAACCTTTACGAAGTAACTTTTCATATTCGCTCTCAGCCGGTAGTTTATAATTTTGCACATCTTTACCTTCGCCAGAGTTCAGATAAGCTAAATCACTAATTGCATCCCAAATCGTTACTTTCATATTTTTAGGTTCAGGTAAATTTGGAGCCTGCTCACCTAATTTGCCAATAATAACAGCTCTTCTACGATTCTGAGGAATTCCATAATCAGAAGCATTTAAAACGCCACACTGTAACGAATACCCCATTCCAGTAAATAACTCTTCTATCTCTTTTCTAAAATATCCCTTTTCAGCTGTAAGCAAATTAGGAACATTTTCCATGACAAAATATTTAGGTTTCACTAACTCGACAACCGCGACATAATATTTAAATAGAAAATTCCTCTTATCATGTATAGTCTTTCTTTGACCTTTTTGCGAGAAGCCCTGACATGGTGGACCTCCAATAATAACGTCAACTTTCCCTTTATAAAATCCAAAAGTATCATTTAAATCTAATTCTGTTATATCGCCAACAATCATTTTGGTATTTTTATGGTTTTCTTTATAAGCATTAGCAATAGATTTATCATATTCATTTGCCAGGATTACATCGAATCCCTTCATTTCGAATCCAAGGGATAAGCCACCCACCCCGGCAAATAGATCAATTACAATCGGTTTCATTCTATCTCTCCATCAATTCGTGATTTTGCCATATCAAAGTATTTTTTTTCTAACTCGATTCCAATAAAATTTCGACCTGTTCTTTTTGCAATAACACCAGTTGTTCCACTTCCCATAAATGGATCTAGTACCCAATCACCTTTATTGGATAAAATCGTTACAAAATGCAGTAACAGGCTTTCAGGTTTTTGAGTCGGGTGTTTACCGTACTTTCTTTCACTATTTGGAGTCACTGACGTCTCTATGAAATCATGAATTAACACGCCATTGTTATTAAAGGTTCCTGTTCTAGTCTTATATGTAAAGTATATCCAAGCTTCCGTAGAATTAACAAAATGTAAATTCATGTTTCTTGGCATGGGATTCGTTTTATGCCATATCCCGGTAGTCTTGTAATAAAAGCCATGTTTTTCTGCTAGCCCAATAATGGTTTCCACTTTGATAATTGCCATAAACATTATCAAAGTTCCACCCTTTTTCATAACCTTGGCTGCTGATTCAAAAAAATCATCCATAGATTTTTTCCATTCATCCAGTCCCATATCATCCCATCCAGCAGCTCCAAAAAAATTATCTCGCATCTTACTAAGATTGGTATCTCTATTTTTCATAAAATGACCAAGATTATATGGAGGATCTGTAACTATGAGATTTATAGAATTTGGACTAATTTTTTCCATGGCAGCTATGCAATCCTCGTTGTATAATTTTATTTCTGACAAATCGACTTCCCCCAATTCAATTGAATGTCACATACTTATATACTGACTTTTCTCTATAATTTATTATGAACCTTAATTGTTCAGAATTTGCTGATTTTATCCACGTTCTCTATCCAGTATAACTAATTTAGTATAACATAAA